AATCTGTGGATTCTAATACCTTGCGATTGAACTGTTCTCTAGCTTCAATGTAACTGCATTGTGCTTTTGATGTGCAATAGTAAAGTATTTCTCTGGTGAAGTTTTCGGTGCCTAGGGTGTTGACATCAACAGTTAGATTTTCGCTTGAACCATAGTACTCGCGCCAATCACTGTCAATTTTGGTTCTAATTTTCTTTTTTTTCTTGATGCCGTTTTTCTGCTTGACTGTTTTGTATGTGGTTTTTGAAAATTTAGCTAGTTTTTTGCCTATGTACTTGCGACCAGAAAGATTATTGGTGATCAGGTAAACAAATCCTATGCATTCTTCGGGCAGTGTCTCGACTGGGGTGTTTTGATAAAGCCATGTCATGCGGAATCTGTTGTATTACCTTTGCACTATAGTTATCTCTTTCACCATGTTGTGGCATATTTTTCATCAACTACTAAGCTGTTGCATTTGGTTTGGCATTCCTGCCAGCGAAATGTTTGCAATTCAGTAGTCCAAAAAGGGTCTGCTAGTGTATCTGTCAATGATCTGGTGTGTAAATTGAAGTTTTCTGCCTGTCGTTGCCAGTCTGAATTGTGATTGTATCTATTGGCTACCCAGCAGCAGGGGAATAACCTGCCACGAGCATCAATGTACAAGCCCTTGTTGCCTATCTCGCACAAGGGTGTTATACCATTGCGACTTGGGGTTTGATTGAATAATTTTAAGTTTGTTAACGGAATTTCTTGCCACTTACCTGCGTCTGATAACGCAACAACTTCACGTTCAAAACGATGGGTGCCGCTGACAAATTTTACACTGGGTTCGAGTGGATCATCAACGCCATATGATGGATACACACTGCCAAACTTTGTGCTCTTGGTCAACTGAAATCGATCCACGCCCAACTGCTGAGCAGACTGCCGCATACGGTCAATGTGGTCTTCGTTAAACTTGAATGCAATTGCGGCCCAGACTATCTGACACTGGCTTGCAGCCCTAAGTGCTGTTAGTCCTGCAACTATGCTGTCATAATCGCTGTTCACACGATATAAATTATTACTGGCGTTATCATATCCGTCGATGCTGAAGTGTACACTGTCTTGTGGTCCCAGGCACAGCCCAAGCTCATTCCACCAGGATACTTTTTTGTGACTACCATTGGTCACAATCACAATCTCCACAGGCTTGATGCTTTTGAGATATTGTACAACAGGTACTAGATCATGAGCATAGACAGGATCGCCATCGTCACCGCAGAATGTAATTTTTTCCACGTTGGCCCGCACAAACTCTGGTGTAAAATTACGCTTGAAGAATTCTAGATCTAGTTCTGTGTTGACCAAGCCATCAGGAACTTCCTGACGAGCACATCTAGGACACCGCAGGGTACACTTGCTGGATATTTCAATATGAAAATGCCAAGTAGCTAACATAGTTGTGTTTCTCTTTGCCATTGGTTACTAAAACTTGATGCGCCATCTTTGGATCCGCAGGTGTCTAAGCAAACAATATTGGGTTGCACACTATTCCAGGAATTTTGAACGCTGTCAAAATCTGTAACAAAATCTCGTTGTCTAGCACCTAGCCAACAGCAAGGACTCATGTTGCCTTGTGCATCAATATATGCGCTTTGCTCTCGAAGTGCATGACAATCCACTTGAGCAGAAACCACTTGAGGCAGCTGCCAACCTATGGGTGCTTCAAGTCTGTCTGTAAATCCACGTCGGCTGACCTTGGCACGAAACCATGTGAATCCCATGTCACGTGCCAGTTGTTCGCACTCGTCTACCTGATGTTGGTTGTGCTTGTACACCAACATGTCCCAGTGTGCAGAGCCACCGGCTTCGATAAATGCCTGTGCGTTTTGCATCAGCTTAGACCATTTGACATTTTTTCGATACACTTCGTTTGTGCTAGCCAATCCGTCAATACTGAACACCACATAATCCAGCGACTGATTGAATATGGTGCCTAGTGCATGCCACCACAGTGTGGTTTGCACGCCACCGTTGCTGTTCATGCCCAGGGTAATATCAGAGTTTTGACTTCTAAAATAATTGTAGATGTCCAAGGTATGTTTGCCAGCAGCAGGATCACCGTAGTTGCCACACATGAACATCTTGTCAAGTTGTGCAATTTGATCAGTGGAAACGTGTTCAAGAATTTGTTCTACTGTGAGATGATGCTGACGATTCTTGCGGAAGTTGAGATCAGTTTCACGAGCACACAAGGCACAAGCGGCCTGACACACATCCGTGGACTCCAGATGTAGTACCCGAATGTTACGCAAGTTCAACCTCGGTGTTGTAGTTGGTGAATCCGTTTTCTTTCACAACCTTGAGTATGTTTTCTACTCGCCCACTCAGTTCGTCTCTGTGACTCACAAGCCAGATACTCTTGTGTCGTTCACGACTCATGCGTTTGAGCAAGGCCAGAGCATTCTCTACACCTGCTGTGTCTAGTCCATTGTCAATCAGTTCATCCACAAACAACAGGTTGATTGGAGAGTAAAGACTTTCCCATACATCACGGAATGCAAAGTTTAGACTCAAGATCAGCCTGGTACGTTCACCTCTGCTGAGATTGTCAAAGTCCAGTTCACGGCCCAGTTCTTCAATGCTGACACTGAGATCGTTTTGAAACTTCACAGTGTGTGGCAAACCAATACGATCCAGATAGTGTGTGAGCCTTGCGTTGAGATAACTCAAATTTTGATCAATGATCTTTTTGCGAACAAAGCTGTCTTTGGAAGTCAACAGTTTGAGCAGGAAGTCCTGATGCTCTTGCAATCGATTGAGATCGTTTAAGGTATCATAGCTCACATTCTGCAGAGCCTGCTGAGTCATATCTTCAATCTGTTCTGAATAGGGATCTTTCTCTTCACCTTTGGTGGCGATCTGCGTCAGCAGTGTGTTCATGCGACCGCGGTGCTCAACGGCTTGCGTTTCTGTATCATAATACGTGACTGGCTGTGAGCCTACTTCCACAGGGGTGTGTTCGGTCAATTGTTCAGCATAGGGATCTGTTTCTGCACGTTTGGCATCAATCTTGTGCTGAATGTTTTCTAGTTCACTAGAATGCCGTATTGCTTCTGTTTGTGTTTTGTAGTAGGTAGTAGGCCGGCTACCCAGTTCGCCCAATTTCAGCAAGGCATCTGTGTTCTCAATCCATTGAGTATTTGTGGCCAAGGCCTGTAGTGCAGCCTCTTGCAAGGTTTTTTCTTTTGTAGCTAGTACAGTTTCGTGATTGGTGTCATGAAAGTCTTGACCACATGCATAACACTTGTGATTCTTTAGTTCTTCAATTTCAGACTTGAGTTTGCCAATGGTCTTTTGTTCTTTGGCTTCATCAGCAACACATCTAGCAATTAGTTTTTCAAGATCAGCAATGTCTTTAGCTCGTTGAGTGTAAGCAGCCAGATCTATGTGTGCTTGCAGTTCGGTTGAGATGTTGATATGACTAAGTTTGTTATATGTTGATTCTAACTCAGCCGTGTCTTTGTTTTGTTTTTGTTTCCAGGCAGTTTGTCGACCAGTCAAAGCAGTATATGCATCCTGTTGTTGTTTTTTTGTGGACCACAAGGCTAGATCTTTGTGAGCCAGCAATTCTACTTCAATATCAATCTTGGCAAGATCATCATATTGTGCAACAAGATACGCTACATCACTGTCGTATTTTTTCTGCCACAGCACTTGCCTACGCTTTAAACTTTCAATCTGTTCTGCAATACGACTGTTGGCTTCAACTACCGCTCTGATTCTAAATTCTTCTTGTGTTACAGAGTCTTTGGTACCTCTGGACAATTCCTTGATAGAATCAGCACGTTCACTCAACAAAGTAATACCCAGCAATTGTTCAATGATGGTTCGTTGCTCATTGGCCTTCAGGCTCAGAAATGCTTCGGTATAGGTGTTAAGGGCCAGCACCTGTTTGAACATGTCGTGACTCATGTTCATAGTGCGTTCGATTGCGTCCTGTGTTTCTCTTGAATCACCCTGTGCTTCGTCAGTGGCCACAGTGGCTTCGTTGTTCACATAGAATTTTAGCACATTGGGTTTGCGACCGCGCTCGATTCGATACTCAGCACCGTTGACTGCAAACTCCAGGCTAACCAACATGTTTTTGCCGTTGGTCTTGTTTACTAGGTTGTCCTTGCGGATGTTTGAGAGTGCATTGCCATACAAGGCATAACTGAGTGCATTGATAATTGTGGTCTTGCCTGTGCCGTTGCGACTGCCATCGCCACCTAGGTCAAGATTTTCACCCAAGACCAAGGTAATGTCCTTGCGGTCAAAGTTAATGGCCTGGGTAGCAGCACCTACGCTCATGAAGTTTTTAACAGTGAGATTTTTAATTTGTATCAACCAGAACTCCGTGTTTGTTTAACATTATAACAATTTCTTGGGTGTTTGCAAACCAGTTTGAATAATTGTTATGTGGGACCTCTATGCCAAACTCTAACCAAATGTAGTAATAAATGACTGCTTGATTCCACACATCAATTATGTGTTCAAGATCAAATGAAACATTATTTTTCACACAGTTTATGATGGTTTTTGCATCATGTATTGGTGTAATATATTTTTGATTTGCTGCTTGCCATTGTTTCCATATGTCATTGAATGAATCTAGCTCTATCCCGCAAGATCCCAACGCAACTAATAAATCAGCATATTCGATTATGTCGTCGATCTCTAGCGTAAAATCTATACCATTGGGTTTCCATGCTGATCTCAATGCATGATCACGTAGAAACAAAAAATATTTTTCTCGCCTGGCCCACAAGTCCTGGGTGTCCCAGGCAGCAATGGGCAATTCGTGCTCAAGGCTACTCTCCATGGCTTTGTCTATCATGGTTCGGGCAACAACTGGCCAAGTATAGTCGGTATAGCAAATTTTGATAATAGTTGAATTGGGAAAGACAGACTTGAACTGTTTGCTTTCATCATTG